TTAGTTGTAGAGCTCAACGGTGTAGGGCGCCTCGCCGTTTTTGCCGACCGCCGCCGTGCCTTTCATTGTGACTTTGTTGAAGTCGTCGGAGAACCAGTCAAAGTCGCCATCGACCGCCAAGGTTACTGACGGGATGATGAGTTTGGCGCGTTTTTTCGTGACCTCGTCGCGCCCGTCCAGAATGATTTTGCCTTTGAAGCTGGTGACGCGCGCGCCGTCGATGACGGTGCGGGTAGTAGCAAGCGTTTTGTAGCTGACGGTGAGGTCGTCACCTTCTGCCGCTGCGGTTTCGTCGGTGATTTTGAGCATTCCGATTTCGGCGTTGAGCTCGTATTTGCCCGCCGGGATAGCGGTGCCGCCTTTTTTGACCTCAATGGTCGTGGGGTCGATGTCGTGGTTTTTCAGGGCGTGGTAGCCGTCGAGGCGCGCCTTGGCAGGCTCGTCGGCGATGGTTTGTACGGTGCTGGTCTGCGTTGCCGCCTTGCCCATCATCGCCATGCCCCATGTCAGCGGTTGGAAGGTATCCGTTTCAAAGGTGACCTCTGCCGGTTTGGGTATGGTGATGCTGTCCAGCACAGCGCCGCTGTCGTGTTTGCGATGACTGATGCGGGTTTTGGTTTCGGAGGAGAGCGCTATTTTTACGGAGAGCGGGTTGCCGAGGTAGAAGGCCGCGGAATCGTCGCCCTCCGGGATGAAATAGGGGTTGCCGGTGCCGATAAAGCCGCGGTCGTTGGTGATGCTGTTGAGGTTGCTCATGGGGTGTCCTGGTTGAGATGGATAACGTCAATGGCGAAGGAAAGGGGGTAAAACGCCCAGCCGGTGCGGTAAAAGGCGCTGTCAGCAGCCGTGAGGGTGAAGCGTTTGCCGTAGCCGGGGGTGGTGTTGAGCGCGCCCTCGTCAACGCGCAGCCCCTCGACGTGGCTCATGATGGCGGCGAGTACTTCACCTGCCTCGTCCATGCCCGCGCCTGCGCCGCTGCGTGCCGGGCGGTTGTTCTGCACGGCGAGGATGACGGTGTAGTGCTGCGTCATTTTGTGGTTGCGACCCTGCACCGACACGTCGCTGTATTTGTCGAAGGCGACGTAAGCGCCCAGGTGCTGCGCAGGCTGGTTGTCCAGTACCTGCTCCAGTTCGTGGTGCTGACCGACGTAGCGCAGGACGCCGCGCTCAACCAGCTTTTGCAGGTGCGCTGTAAGTGCTTTGCGCGGCGCAAATAAATCAGCCATCAGTAACCTCGCAGTTGCTCGTCGGTAAAGACGGCAGCGGGCGCGGCGGTCTGCGCGCTGCCATAGCCGGGGTTGTTTTTGACTGCCGCGCGCCCGGTAATCAAGCGGTTGAAATAGGCGTGGCGGCTGTCGTTGAGCTGTTTGATGACGCTCTCCTCCTCCAACCGCTCGCAAAGGCGGAAGAGCGCCATATCCATGCAGGCGGCGTGCAGGGTTTGCGGCGGCAATTGCAGACCGGGCAGGAGTGCGAGATAGCCGTCAATGTCGCCCGATGCCAGCGTGATTGCCTGCTCGGTGCGCGCTTTGAGCGCGGCGAGGGTGTCCTCGTAACCGGGCGCAGCGTTGCCCGTCTCAAAATAATCGAGCGTCGCCGCAGGCGCGGGCAAAGCGCCGTAATCATTGCCCGCCAGCTGGGTGATAAGGCTGGCGCGGTTGGCGTGGGCGATGAGGTCACGCGCGGTGCAGTAGTTCACGGCTGCGCCCCGGCTTCGCCTTCCGGCGGCGTGTCTACTTCGTCTGCGGGCGCGGTTTCGCCTGCCTCTGCGACCGGGTCAGCGGAGGCTTCTGCGGCGGCGGCAGGAGCGGTTAGTAGCGCCCAGGCGGCGTCAAGGTCGGCCTGCGTCAGGTCTTCGTCGCGGATGGCGAGGGCGATGCCGTCCTCGGTGGTTGAGCCTTCCACCTGCTCGCGCAAGAGCTCCAGCGCCTTTTTCAGCGCCGGTTTTCGCTTGAGGTCGAGCGGCGCGAGCAGGTCGGCGATGGTTTGCGTATCAAGGGCAAGCCAGCCTTGTGCGGGAGTGTCGGCGGCGCGCTCGATAACGCTTGCGGCGAGTAGCGGCGCAGCCTCGACCAATGTCAGCTCTACCACGGCAGGCGGCTCGATGCGCTTGCCGCCGTGGCGGATGGGAGAGCGGAGGCGGTATTTCATCACGCGGCCTCCTTACTTGATGGCCGCGGTGTTGGTGAAGAGGAATCCCGCGCCGGGGCTGGTGACTACCGCTTGGTCGGCGAAATGCACCGGGTAATGCCAGGAGCGGTCGCTGTTCTCGAAGTAGCCTTTTTCGACGCGCGGTAGGCCTTGCAGCACGTAGTTGTAACCAAAGCTCGGCTCCTCCATGTTGCGTGCGCCGGCCGGGGCGACGTAGGCCAAAATGGTGTTGTTGCCCCACAGCTCGGTGAAATCGGCATTGAGGTCGGCGACGGTGACCGCCTTGGCGACGACCAGATTCTCGACGTCAAAATAGTTGGCGAGCATCGCGCTGGTGATGCTGTCTTTGCCGGTATATTTGAAATGCTCGATGATTTTCGGGTGCCGCTTGAGCGCCTCGTAGGCATAGACGTCCAGATGCAGGACGTTGGGATATTGCCCGGTGCTTTTGCGGATTTTCGCCTTAGCGTCGCTGATGGCTTCGAGCGGGTTGGAGGCGGCGTTGTCCCATTGATCATTACCGGAGAGCGCTTCGGTGTGGCCGGTGGCATAGGCGCTCGCGCTGGTGGCGAGTTTTGCCTTGTTCGCCTCGCCTTCGAGGCGCATTTTTTTCATAACGGTATTGACCGCGCGGGTTTGCAGGTTGACGCCCGGCACTTTGGCGCTCTCCTCCAAAAATTCTTCGGCGACCTTGCCTTCGAGCAGGCGGTTTTCCAGCGCATAGCTTTCGCTGCTGTAGGCGACGCTGATGTTGCGCACGGTTTCGCCGGGCGCGCGCACCGTGTTGGTCACGATATACGCCTCCTTGCCGAATTTGAGGATTTTGCCGCCCATGAGCGGCACATTCACGTCCGGGAAGAGGTGCTGGCCGGTAAATTGCTGCTCAAGGTTGTAGCCGAGGACGACTTTGGTGAGGACGGTATCGACGACGCGCAGCGCGTTGCGGATGGATTGAGGCATGGTGGCTCCTTATTTCAAGAGGATTTCGACGGTTTTCGGGCTGGTGATTTCGACCACCGTCGCAAAGGCTTCGGCGGCGCTGCCCGCTTTTTCGATGGCGCCTGCGTTGGCCTTGACGCCATCGCCAACGGCGAGGCCGGTGCCGGGGACGTCTTCAAGGCCGATGACGGTAAGGGCAATGGTGTCGCCCGTCTTGCCGTCGTACTGGGCGACGCCTGCGGGCTCTTTGCTGCCGGTGGTGGCGGGCTCGCCGCTCCAGCTGACGATTTGCCCGGCCTTGACGTCGGCGGTGAGGGTCACTTTTTTCGCAAGGATGGTGTGCTGTGGCATGGGTTACTCCGTAATTTGTGCTGCGGCTTCGGCGTAGCTGATGCCGTGCTGCTCGGCAAAGCTCTGGATTTTGGCGTCGAGCGCGGCGCGGGCGGCGTCGTCATCGGTTCCGCCCGGCAGTTGCGGCTTGGCAGCGGTATTGGGGTCAGCGGCGGTGTGCTCGGCAAAATCGACCGTGACCGGCAAGCGTTGCAAGAGCGCGCGCAGGCTGTCAGCGGCGGGTTTTTGCGTCAATTTGCCGCCTTCGGCAAAGTCATAGGTCGCGGTCTTGTCCATGCCGCGCAGGATGGCGATGACGGCAGGCTTTTCGCCCGGCAGCACCTTGCCAGCCTTGACCAAGCCCTCGGCAAAGTCGGCGGCTTCGGCTTCTTCGCGCGCCGCTTCTTCAGCGGCGAGCGCGTCTTCGCGTTTTTTCAGTTCGGCCTCGCGTGCGGCCAGCGCCTTTTCGCGCTCTGCCAGTTCGGCTTCTTTGGCCTCAAGTTCGGTTTTGTCCATCGGGTTCTCCGGTTGCGGGGGTTCGGGGGTGGGTTCGTCAAAGTCGTAGGTGGGCGGCGGGTCGCCGCCGTCGGCAAAGTCCGCCAGCCCCTTGACCGCAGGCGGCTGTGCGCCGAGAAAGCCGACGTGGCGCAGATAGGGGCGGTCGGGGGTAGGGTTGGCCGGGTGGCCGGGCGGGTAGAAGGAGGCGGAGCGCTTTTTGAAGCGGCCTGCCTTGAGCAGTTCGGCAAACTGCGGCTCGACCTGGCTGAAATCGGCGTAGAGGACGCCGTCGGCGTCGTTGAAGGCGAGGGATTGCACCCAGCCGTAAGCGGGGGCGTTGTCGGCGGGATGGCCGATAACGGCGGGCGCTTCGTGCAGGGCGGGCTGGTAGCTCTCGGCAATGGCGCGCAGGTAGTCCGGGGTAGCGTCCAGGACGTTGCCGTGACTGTCGGCGTGCTGGCCGGTTTTGAAGATGGCGATTCTGTTCATGCCGCCATTGTCCGCGCGCGCGGTGGCGGCGACGATTAGACTGGTTTGGGATTTTTGGCCATTTTCGTGACGGCGCGAAAATGGTTGCGCGCGAGCGGGCGCCGGGACTTTTACGCCGTTTGCTAAATGCCCTCGCGGACGTTTCGGCGGTTAAGGCGGGCAAGCGGTCGGTTTGCCGCTTGCAGGGGCTGAAATCGCCGTCTGCGGCGTTCTCCCCCGCTGCGGGGGAAGGGGTACAACCCTTTCGGGCTGCGGTGGGGCAAACCCCACCCTACGGACGGTCAGGGTTGGTGGCGGGCGAAAGCGTCTTCGATAATCTCAAGGATGGCGGCGGCGTCGTCATCGGAGACGCCGAGGTAGGGGCGCGCGGGGATAGTGGCCTTGTGCTCCCACCCTGCCTGCCCGCCGAATTGATGGATGGAGGAATAGACGCGGTTGCTGCCGATGGCGACCGAGACATCGGTCGCCTGATAGCGCAGGGTGTCGCGCAGATAACCACGCAGCTTGAGGATGCGGTCGTGGCCGTGGAAGGCGCGCTTCCATTCGGCGTATTTGCTGTTCAGCGGCTCCCACGGGCGGCCGTCCGGGGCGGTCTGACTGTCGAAACGTGCATCGGTGGAGAGCAGCAGCTCCTCGCCGATGGCGCTAAATACCGCCTTGTCCAAAAATCCGGCGGCGGCGAGCTGTTCGAGGTAGGCGATAACGCGCGGGTCATCAAAGGTTAGGACTGGCATGGTCGTTTTGCGCTATACTTGGGGGACGCTGCGGGGGTTTCCTACTGGAAAGGTTGGTGATCGCCACCATGATCCTGTTCGAATCAGGCAAACCGTAGCTCCGGCACCCTCCCAACACGGCAGGGTGCTTTTTTTGTGTTCACAATTTCCCTTTTATCAGGGTGTAATGCGCCAGTCCCTGCTGGGCTTTGGCGTCCCAAACAAAGGTACCGCCGCTGCGCAGGATGTTGAGCAGCACGTTTTGTTTCGTGCCGGTTTCCGCATCTTTCACGCGCGACTCATAGCCTAATTTCAGCACCACCTTGCCCTTGTTGCCGCCGAGGTCAAATACATAGAGCAGCGCGGGCTCGCTTTGCGTGGTATCCAGCAGCACCGCCTGCGGGGCTTGCAGATGGTCAGCGATGTGGTGCAAAAAATTGATGGGCAGATGCATCCCCGCTTTGCTGGTGCGCAGGATATGGAGAATGTCCTTGTCGCGCAGGGTGATGACGGCGGTTGCAGGCATAAGTTTGCGGGCGGCGAGATCAGCAAGGATATCCGGTGCAATGACGCCGATGGATTTGCTTACGCCACGCGCCACCATCTCGCTGGCGACGGTATCGACCATCTTCGTAATTTCTTGCGTGAGCAGCGCCCGCGCCCGCGGGTTATCAAGCACCTGCTGCATGGCATGGGTCGCCAGTTTCGGTGGCACCGCGCTTGCCTTGTCAAAGAGACGCTGCAAGCCTTCGCGCCCGGCGTTTTTGCCGGGGATACGGTCAAAGCCGGGGTCAATGCCCTTCGGCACGTCCACCAGGCGCGGATTGTTGCTGTTTTTGCCGATGAGCTGCTGTTGCCACTCGACGGCCGGCGCTTCGCCCACTTTCAGCCCGCGCCGCTCCAGCGAGCGCTTGCTGTGGGCAAAGACGGTGCATTTGCAGCCGTAGGCGTTCACCGGGTAATGCGTCTGCCACCACGGGTCATCGCAATGCAGTACCAGACCGTTCCACGCCTCGTGTTCGGGGCGCGGGTGTTTTTGCCCGTCGCGGTGGCGGTATTCCCAGTAGGGGCGCAGGTGTTTCATCTCCTGCTGTTGCTCGTAACGCCCCGCCTGATAGCTGGCGTGCAGGTTGGTGTCGTAGATGAGTTTGCTGCGCCAGTCGCGGCCGCCGTGGTACTGCCAGCCGTGCTTGGCGACGATGTCGTCAAAGTCCTTGCGAAACTCCTCTAGCGTGGTGCCGTCGGCAATCGCCTTGTCCACCGCTTTGCGAAAATCCGCCACCATGTCGAGGCGGTTGGCACCTGCCACCACAAAGGCGTGGTCATGCTCGGCGCCGTAGATGTCGGCGTAGCTCTCGGTCGGCAGGTCGAGTTTTTGGCGGTAGTAGTTAATCTGCTCGGCGAAGGGCAGTTGCGTGTGCGCGAGGCTCATGCGCCTTCCCCTTTGGCGTCATGGCGTCCGGCAAGATGGGCGGCGGTGGTGGCGCGGGCGAAGATGTCGGCGTATGCGTCCAGCGGCAATGCGCCCGCCAGTTCGTCAAGGCGTTCGCGGAATTGCAACAGGGTCTCAGATGACGCCAGTTCGGCGCTGATTTGCGCGAGCCATGCTTCGCCGTGTGGGGCAATGTCGCGCGCGAGGCGGCTGCCCATGTCGTCCGGCGTGTCTGCCGGCGCACTTTCGGCAAAATCGTGGGCTTCGCCGTCTGCCGCCTCCGGCAGGGCGCTGGCGGCGGGCATTGCCTCCCACGCGCCGCCAAAGTCCTGCTCCAGTTGTGCCTGGGTCGGGCGGTAGCCGAGCGCGGCAATTTTGGCGTAGGTGTCGGCCAGTTTTTGCAGGTCTTTGGTTTCTTCGGTGCGCAGCCACAGTTTGGGCGGTCGCGCGTTGGGGAAGTTCCATTCGGTCAGCCATACCGCTATCGTCTCGTTAAAGGAGGCGCAGAGCAGGTCGGCATCGGCCTTGACGATGTCGTCTTTGACTTCGTCCTGTATTTCCGCCTTGTATTGCCCGCCGACCGCCTGCGAGGTCATTACCTGTCCCAGTACTACCAGCGCAATCGCCTCGTCCATGTATTCGCACAGTTTGGCGTAGTCGGTGGTGCCTGCCTCGCCCTTGAGCAGCTCAATGGTGGCGCCGAGCGGGGTGACGGTGGCGGCGGCGTTCTTGATGGCGGTGAGCGCAGCGAGCAGTTGCTGTTTGTCGGCGTCGGCGGTGGGGCTGCGCGGGTCGTACTGGCCATGCGGCACGGATGTCGCCGCCTTTTCGTTGCCGACCAGCCAGAATTTGACGTTGGATTTTTTGAACAGCACCGGCCAGTAGAGGAAGTGCGCCAGCCCCAGGCCGTAGGGGTTGTCGGTGGTGTCGCCGCCTGCGGAAAATGTCCAGAATTTGCGCGGCGGCATCACTTCATCGGCGCCGTTGCCGGTGTAGATGAGCTGTTTTTGCAGGTCGTATTTGAATTTGCCCCGGTCGCGGACGAGGATGTTGTCCAGCACCACTTTGCCGTCATCAATGCCCCACATCACTTCGCCGACGGCCATGCCGTAAAACACGCCCCAGTGCATTGCTTTCAGCACCGCGTCAAAGTTGAGCCGTTGCAGTTGTGCGGCGACAAATTCCGCTGCCTCAACGTCGGCGGCGTTGTCCGGGTCATGCGGCAAGACCTGCCGCTCCAGTTTGGTCAGCGCCGTTTGCCGCTGCGCCCAGACGCCGCTGACGGTGGTGTCGGTCAAGAGGTCGCGGTAGCCGTTGAGGTCGCCGCCGAGGCGTTGGGTGAGCAGGGTGTCGAGCTGTTCGATTTCGGTGAGGTTGCGTTCTACCGCGACTTCTTGCGACGCGGCAGTTGGGCGGGCGAGGGTTTTGGAGTTGGGTGTGGTCATAGTTAGTAATCCAGATAGGCAGGCTTGGTGTAGCCGTCCTCAATGGCGACGGCGACGGGCAGGGCGGTATTGCTGCGGCTGGCGGCATAGGCGAGGCAGAGGGCAATGGCGGCATCGCCGTGGCGTTCGCCCGCTTTGCCGCTGCGGCGGCCGAGTTTGATGACACCGTCGATGCGCTCCAACGCGCGCAGGTCGTCGATGATGTCGGCGTCTTTGGGGATGCGCAGTGCATCATCTTCGAGCGCGGCCACCAGCGGCGGCATATGCTCCGCGTACCAGGCGTTGGAGAGTTTGATTTGTGCGACGCGGTTGCCGTAGCGGTCATGCGCCGCTTCGGCGAGATACTCGCCGTTGCCGGAAGCATCAAACCACGCGGCGGAGAGGCGCGGCAGGCGGTCGAGCAGGTAATAAACGATTTGCCGCTGTTGCGCGTGCGGGATGTTGCGCAGCTCGACCGCAAATGGCACATGGCGGCGGGTATCGGCCGCGATTTGCAGCGGCACCAGTACCGAGAGGTCACCATGCCGCGCGAAGTCCATGCCAAAGACGTGTTCGCGCGTTCCGTCGAGTGTGGCCAGCAGCGGGCGCAATTCGCGCTCGCACCAGTCGGCGATGTCAGCGCTGCGCAGCTCTGCCGGGTATTCCGCCCAGCCGTCGGGCTGGGCAAGGCGCAGGATGGGGACGGGGTCGGCACGCAGCTCCAGCAGGCTGCGCGATAACACCGCGCCGCCGCTGTTGGAGGGGATAACGCGCAATTCTTCGTCGGCGTCGGCGCCGTATTGGTCGTAGATGCCTGCCACCCACGCCGCCTCGCTCGCCGCTGTCCACTCGATACCGCGCACTTGGCAAATGCGCCGGTAGAGACCTTGCGCAACCGCCTCGTCGAAGGTGGTGCGGTGCAAGGCGTAGGGCTTGCGTCCGCCGCGGATGTCTTGGCAAAGCTGGTTGAAGGGGTTATCGACGCCGTCGTGCGTGCTGATGATGGCAACCTTGCCGCCCCACATGAGCAGCGCCATTGCCGCCTTGAGCAGCTCATCAAGCTGCTCGTGGAAGGCGGCTTCGTCGATGATGACGTAGCCCTGTTTGCCGCGCAGGTTGGAGGGGCGCGACGACAGGGCGGTGATGCGGTAGCCCGACGCGCAGCGGATGACAAAGGTGAGGATGTCTTTGTCGCCGTCGTTGAGGATTTCTTCGCTGACCGCCTCGGCGACCAGCTGGTAATGGCCAATCCAGTCGGCGCTGTCGCGGATAAATTCTTCGGCCATATCCTTGTTGTAGCCGATATACCAGACGTCCATGCCGGAGGCAGCCGCCGCTACCAATGCCGCCTCGGCGGCGGTTGACCAGCTGATACCGATACGCCGCGATTTTTCGTAGACACGCACCGGGGTTGGGTCGTTAATCCATTGCATTTGGTAGGGCAGGAGGACGCCAGCCATCTCAGCCCCCCAAGATGCGCTGCTTGATGAGTTCGACTGCCTCGTCGGATAGCCCTTGCGATTTGGCGGTGGCCTCGACGTCGGCGGCGGCACGCGCCAAGGCGGCCTGCTCGATTTCGCGCTGGCGTTTGTCGTTGATGGTGGATGCGCGCTCCAGCTTCTCAATCGCCTGCGCCAAGTCTTTCAAAAGACCAGGGTGCGCCGGTTCTTCGTCTTCCGATAATTGCAACGCGGTTTCAAAGGCGAGGTTACGCACCAGCTCGTTCAGCAGCGCCCCGACCTTGCCTTGTGGCTGGTTACCAAAGCGGGCAATCCACATGTCGGCGATTTCGCGCGATTGCTGGATTTTCGCGCCAACCTCGCTCATTTTCAGCGCATAGCGGTTGACCGCGCTCTTGCTGCGCGGCTTTTCGCCCAGCTCGGCGAGGACAGCGTTTAAGCGCTCGGTCGCCTCCAGCTGGGTGATGGCCGGGTCGCGCAGCCAGCCCTGCAACTGTTCCAAGAGCGCAGGCGGCAACGTCTTGATGCTGTTTGCCGCCATCAGCGACGCGCCTCAATGTCGCGCAGTTCGGACGGGCGCAGATCACGGATGCCATGCGCCCGCGCTTTGCCACGCGCGATTTCAAGGCCGCGGTCGGTCAATGTCACCATCGTCAGGTTCGGCGACGGATGGCTGCGGCTGATATAGCCCTGTTCTTCCAGCCAGGCGATTTCGGTTTGCAGCTGGTCGTAGGTGATGTTCTGCCCGGTTTGTTCCAGGCAGAGGTCGAGCATATCGAGCGACAGGCGATAGTCGCTGTCGTATTCAAGCAGGCTCAATATGGCGCGGCGGCGGTAAGCGCGCACGGCGTCTTGCATCATGATTTGTCTCCTTTCAAGAGCACTTCGAGGATGAGCTTGCTGGTGTCATTGACACCATCGAGCGCCCCCTCCATCTTGTGCAGGGTCTCCGCCTGCCGGTCGAGGCGCTTGTGGATGTTGCCGATGGCTTCCCGGTTCGGCAGGTGCTCGAGGCGCGTTTCCAGTTCGGTCAGGCGGTTTTTGACCTGGCCGAGTTCTTCGGTCGCCTTGTCTTCCAGCGCGGCAATGCGGCTGGCATTCGCCTTGTGTTTCGAGAGTATCCAGACGTAGATGGTGATGCCGACGGTAAATGTGGTCTGGATAATGTCAAAAATAAACTTCCATAACGGGATGTTAGGGCTTCCCACGGTGTCTCCTTTCGTAGATTTCCTGGCATTCGCGGCAGCGGATGGCGGCGGGGTTGGCGGCGCGCCGCGCAGCGGGTATCGGCTCGCCGCAATCCGCGCACTCCGCCTGTCCGGCCTGCTGTTGCGCCGCCTGAATGCGGGCAAGCGCGTTGGCAGTGGTCGCCTCGATTAGCGCTGCGGCGCGGTCGGCCTCGTCCATTGCTCGCTCCATTGGCGGATGACCGTAAGGCGCGCGTTGCAGGTGGTGAGCGCCTGATGCTGCTCGATGAGGTAGCGGGCGACATCGCGCTGCGTCGCGCGCTGCGGGTCGGGTTTTTCGGGGGTGACAACCGGCGCGGTGAGGCCGGTCGGCACGGCGATGGGGTGGTAGCGCGGGATGTCGCGCGCGCAGGCGGTGAGACTGATGGCAAGCAGCAGGGCAATGGCTCTCATGGCAAATCCTCCAGCGCTTGCCGCAATACCGGCGCCACCGGGGCATCGTCATGCGCCGGGGCTTGTTGCACGCGGTGGATGGCGGGGCGGTATTGCGTCGCTATTTGCGACGTGGTTGCGATTAACGCCTGATAAGCCGCATCGGCGGCGGCGTACTCATCGGCAAGCGCCTTGTTGGCGGCGGGGGGCGCGGCCACTTTCGCCTG